AGATTGATGAATTAAAGAGGAACCAAAAATGACAACTGATACAGTAAGCCGAGAGACAAACACAGAGTACGTTGCCTACCTCAGCTTTGATAGGGTGGAGTGGCAGGAGTCTTACTCGTTCACTGATGGTGCAGGTAAGCCGCTTGGTGTGCTGCATGAGAACTTCCTGGCGTACCTCCGCGCAGCCTACACAGAAAACGTAGATGACTGCTGTGTGCAGGTAGACGGTGGATTCAACAAGGGCAGCGAGATAACGGTCAGCGGCACTTACACTCTGACAACCGCGAATGAGGAAGGCGAACCCGTTGTTTCCCAAGAGGCGTTTTCCTCCAAGACAACGCTCGACATGACGCTGGCAGCGGAACCTGCGTACATGCCTGTCAGTGATAGCTTGCTGGAGGACACAAAGCATATTTGGATTGAGATGGAGAGCGATGGCGATAGTCATAAAGCCTTGTGGCACTTCAAGCACAGCCTCTCGGTGAGTGACCTGAAAGTCAGTGTGACGGTGAGCAACGATGTTGTGCCACAGATACCGCCCTCACCTAGCGCGGCTCGTTCACGCTAATGGCAGTCCCCACTTCCAACATTACGCTGCTCTCTATCCAGCAGGAGTTTGGAGGCGCTGCGGCTAATCGTGCGCTAAAGAACTACTACGGTGCGGCTGATGGTGTCCCTACCTCTGGCGCGATTAAGTTCATGGACTTTGCGGGTAAGTCTGCTGACATTGTGGGTTCCCAGCTATTTGAGTCCTCTGGGACTTTTACGGTTCCTGCGGGTGTAACATCTGTTCATGTCTGCTGCGTAGGCGGCGGTGGACGAGGCGCACCTGTTGTTGACCAAGCCCGAAGCGGTGGTGCTGGTGGTGCGTGTGCTTACAAGAATAATATCGCGGTTACGCCGGGGCAGCAGATAACGGTGGTGGTAACGCTTGACGGCGATATAGGTACAGTCAATGGTAGTTACTTCAAGGACACATCAACCTGCAACGCCCGTACTGGGTTTCAGACTGCGACTAGCCTCGGCGCAAATAACGCTGGGGACGCTGCCTTCAGGGGTGGCATGGGCGGCTCTGGCGGGACATCGAAATATGACGGATTTGGGTTTACGCAGAATATGTACATGGCGGGTGGAGGTGGTGGTGCAGCCTCTATGGTGTCCAATGGCCCTCGCGGGGGTAACTCTAGAAATCCCGGCACTGGTTCATCTACTACCCCGCCTTTAGAGGGCTACAATGGCGCTACGGCTAGTCGGGCTGGCGGTGGTGGTGGTGCTGCGGGAAATTATGACATCTTAGGTGAGAATCCTGCTTACCTCTATCATGGCGTTGGCAGTTTTCAATACGGTTGGTCAAGCAACAGGGGCGGTGGTGTGGGTGTTGTCACCGCTGGCGCTACAGGCGCTGCTGGTATAGGTTCCAAGACAGCGGGTGCGCCAACGAATACAGTCACAGAACCCACAAAGGGTGGCGATGGCTCTAACGGTGCATATGGTGCGGGTGGTGGTGCGGGGACGAACCCCGGCACTGGCACGACAAACGTCTACAAAGGTACAGATGGTGCGGTCAATATCAAGTGGGGAAATTCAAATACGTTCCCTTGGGCATAACGGAGATTGATATGCGAGTTTTATTGTTGGTGATTTTCTTAACGGGTTGCGCGGGTCAGGCAAGAACGGATTACTATCAGGCCATTGCAGAGGCGGCGAAAGCCCAGAGTGCAACCCAGCAAGCTAAGTATGCAGCACTGGCGAATATGGCTCGTAGCAACGGCGGTGACTCAAGCGCAGCGGTTGCAGCGGTCATGGCACTGGCACTGACGCGAGAGCAGACGCTACAGCCGCAGTACATCGAGGATGAAGCCCTGTCGTATACCAGGGCATTGGCTGCTCCAGTAGCAGGGATAGCGGCACTGTGGATACAGGCCGACAGCAACAAAAGCATTGCAGACTCTCAAGCAACGACCAGCCGGATGAGTATTGCGGCTAATAGAGACATACAGACCAATGCTGCCCGGTTGAACGCATCGACCATCAACACGGTGGCAACGCAAGGCAATGCAGGTACAACGCAAGCACTTGGTATTGTTGAAGCCTCACTGGGAGTTGTTAGCGATGTAACTACTAGCGGGTTTAGCGCGATTGAAAACATCACGCTAGACACCAACGAACTGATTAACGATTTGTCGGTTTCGTTACAGCCGATAGTCCAGCCTGTTGTTGAGGTTGTTCCAGTGGTCGAGATAACGCCTATTGTTGAGATAACGCCGATCATAGAGGATAACGATGAACTTAGACTCGGCCCAGGAGATCCCATCTAGATGCAACCGATGCGGAGAAGTCAAAGGCCAGCAAATATATGCGCATGGGCATTCGGGGTACTGGTGTTCACAATGTTATCCGCTTGTGTTTCTTACCCCATGCCAGAAGACGAAGACGAAGATTCAAGAATGACAATCATCGCTTGTTTTCTGGCGCGCTGTGAAAATGATTTATCGGAGCGTGGCGATGATGACGACGCAGCCCGCCCTTAGAGAGCCTTCCGAGAATTTTTACGCTTGCACCTACTCCAATAACTCACGCGCTCGGCTTTGGTCTTTACCCGTTAGCTGGGGTATAACCTCATCAACAAATACTTTCAGTCGGGCAGCTTCGAACTTATTGGCATCTGCCTCTGCCTGTATCTCGGCCATCTTTTTAACCACCTGCTCCCGCAGTACCTTGTAACTAACGCTCATCACTTCTCCTCCAGTTTCTTGGTTATCCATCGAGCAATTATCCCGTGTCGGTTATCAGTAGGGTGCAGCCCATCAATAGTAGCGGCGGTCAGGTACGGTGCAGACAGGACAGTCACGTTGTTATAGTTCTTGGCGACTGCCTTTGACCACTGCCTTGCGTCTTTTGTGCGCTGCTCAAGTTCTGGTGACAGCGTTACCAGCACAGGCAAAACCATCCAGACCTTGCAACCTCGGCCTTCAAGAAATTGCATGTGGTCACGCAATTCCTGTTGGTAGAGTCCCTGTGGTACGCCGTAACCAGCATCGTTAGTGCCTAGCCAGTAAATGACTTCCCGCTTGTGGCACGATAGCTGCCTCGGTATATCTGACTGCGTTAGCAATGAACCTGCCTGTGCCACGTTGTTGATGTGAAAATCCACTTTGCTAGACCATGCCCCTGCGTCAGATGATAGTGAGTCGCCAAACAGCCAGTAGCTACTGGTGGCGTGTGCTGTACTTGCTGACAAAAATGCCAGTGCAATTAAAATCCTTTTCATTTCTCGTTCTCCTTAACGATTAATGCCATCCTTTTTCGGCTCCCCCGGCGATGGCTCTCCCGTCCCTAACAAAAACCTTATGAGTTTATGCGGCCTAAACTACTGCTTCCGCAGTTGAATCGATTAAAAGCAGCACCCCCGTTGATTAGATTTGGTGGGTGGGGTACGGACAGGGATACCCGGCTTGGACCACAATCACCTCACCCGTGCGGGCATTCTTACAGTGCTTCACCTTCTCATTCGCCATCAGTGGCGAGGTCATCAGCAGCATCAGGCTGATCATCAGAATCCTCTTCATGGGTTCCCTCCAGGTTAGCTATATGGTTAGTGGCAAGGTTGTAGGTCTGGAGGCACAGCGCCTTCCAGTCCACAGGTATGCCCTGCGATTCGGCCTGTAGTGCGCCGTTGATCACCTCGTTAAGACTGGCTTGTCCGTCCATTAGTTTCTCCTGTTTGGTCGGCAGTATTTTCGGCAGTGGGCACGTTTCAGTGCCCCCTGGTGCCCCCTATGGGGCTGCTAAGTCATTGATTACAAAGGACAGTGAGCGACACTGAGGGACAGGGTTACAAATTCGAGTCCCGTCCGGTCCGCCACTTACACCCCTTGCTATCACTGGCTTTCCCCCTTTTGGGGGGAATTCTCGGCAGTGTTCTCGGCAGTGACCTCAAACCTGCTGTTATCTTTCTGGGCAGCGTACTCCACCATGAACTCTGAGTACGTCCGCAGGAACATCTCCGTGCTATGGCCCAGTTGCAGGGCCGCATCAGCCGGGTTAATACCCATCGACAGCAACTCCGCTGCCCGCGTGTGGCGACAGGTGTACGGTATCCGGTACGGTACACGCGCCTTATTATGGGCCTTCTTCCACGCCCCATTGAACACATCAGTATCCAGGTGGGGGCCACCCTGGCTGTTCAGAAAAAGGAACCCACCAGCAAAGCGTGTGGTATGATGGTCGATTACCTTCCGTGCCCACTTGGGTACATACACCACCCGGCGAACACTGGTCTTGGTCGAATGCTGGAGCCGCCTGCGGGTGATCTGCTTCGACACCGTCAACTCCTCCCCACTGTAATCACTCCACTCCAGGGCCAGTGCCTCACCAGGCCGCAGTCCGGTGGCAAACAGCAGGGTGAAGTAAACCTCTGCCTGACCCTCCAACCGCGACAGCAGGGCATCCCGCTCCGCAGGGGTGTACCGCTGGACAGGTTCCTTCTGGCTGCGCTTCAGGCGTATGGCATCCACCGGGTTGGGATTGACCTCCGCATGCTGCAAGACCCCACGCAGTGGGATCAGGATGTTGCGCTTGGTCTTGGTGGCGATGTCCAGCTTGGACAACCTGCGCTTGATATCAGCAGTGGTAATATCCGTCACCGGCCAGCCTGAGTAATACTTGATCCAGTACCCATTGATGATGCTCTCATAGGACAGGTGGGTTGACCGCTTGGCGTCCAGGGTATCCATGTAATCCTGGGCGACATCCTCAAAGACCAGGCTGGTGGATTCCTCACCCTCATACAGGGGCAGGCCCAACTTCTGCCTGGCGATCAGCCATTCGCGTCTCTGCTTCGCAGCGGTGAGGAGACTCGCGCTTGTGGGGTCGCCTTGGAGCGTCTCCGAGTAGATCGCCTTTCCGTGCTTGAAGATACGGATTCTGAGTCCTGCTCCATCTGGTCGGATGCCAGGAGGCCATTTAGCCATTGGTTCGCCCTCTCTATACTGATCAATGTGGTCTGCCCTTTTACCACATACTCCTCACCGTTTGTCCAGTGACGCTTCATCCACCCCTCAATCACACCCTCAGAAACCCCAAGGGTGTCGGCAAATTTGGTTTTGCTAATTAGTGGGAGCATCCCTTTCCTCTCTTATCATCTGAAGCAGTTCTTCCAGGGCGCTTGCTATCCTGTCCAGATTGCTTATCAGTTCCTTTACCGCTTCCTGCTCGTCCATTGCCAAATACCCTGTCAAAGTTATCGTTGAATTTATCCATGTCGAATGGACGGGGTTTACTTCCCTTACTCATCATTCCTCTCCTTTCAGTGCTTTCTCAAGCCCTGCCTGTGCCGCGAGGGTGTGCTTCCGAGACACTCTGCGGTGGGCTGTCTCTATTACTTCCTTAAGCCGCTGGTTCTTCTGCTCCAGTTCAGCGATGCGCCCATGACACTCAGAACAGCACTTCAAATGATCACATCTCACCTCACCACCTCAGTCATCACCATGTCCAGCAGGAGCATGAACGCCATGCCCACCAGAAAGCTTGTCGGACCAATCCAACAGACGCTCCCGCCCAATTGCTCTCTCGAATGTTTTGCAGTGGGGGCAGTACCACCCACGCCGTATTTTGTTTTCTGCATTTACCACCTCTTCCATCTGCTCCAGACACCCGCAGGGCCTGGTTGTTAAGTTGTTCATCCCCATTGCCCAGCCATTGCGTCTGCTATGCCCTGATATGTGTAGCTACGAAGCTTCCAGCGATCATCACTGGGGGCCAGTTTGTTTTGCCCTGAGTCAGTCTGATTCCCCCAGCGCCTTTTACCGTTGACGATGCGGGGCGGGTAGTTGCTGGTTGGGACCAGTGGCGGGAGGCCACGCATCCACAGGCCAGTTTTTTTACTGGCATCCTCCCCAAACTGATGCGGGTGGATGTACTGCGGAGTTCCGAGAGCAGGCAGGCGCTTTGTGATTACGCCAACAGGATTCTCAATACACACCCTGGGTGAGTTTGCTTCCCACAGGCGGGTGACAAACTCCAAAGCATCCTCCCTGGCTTGCCGCCTTTCAGCACCAAACAACGTCCCTGGTTTTAATTTTTTGCCGGGGTCATCCTTGAAAGCCCACTCACCTGCACAAGTCAGGTAGGTACAGGGCGGGTGGGCTATTACCAGGTCCCAGCGATAGCCGAGCAACGGCAACACATCACCCTGATGGTGCGGTCCAGGAGACTCCGTGGGCAAAAGGTCACAGGATGTTGCATCGTGCCCCCTTGCAATGAACGCATCCCTAACCCGGCCTGAATACTCGCAGGCAATCAAAACTTTCATCTTTCCCCCATAAACCAGTTTTGTTCTTGATCTTGAAAAGTCAGTACCAGGCAGGTACTCAAGCCCACTCAACTCATCCATCTGTCTACGTTCACCCATGTTCCTGACTTCTTCAGTACGATCTCACTAGGCATCCGCATCCGCTGCTTCATCACAGCAATCACCTCGTCCGCAGTCAGTCGTTTGGGAATCATTGCTGGGTCCACAAACCGCCAGAAAATCTGCTGTGCCCGGTCAGCCGCAAACCCCCCATGCCAGAAGCACAGGTAGTCCGTTGCAATAGGAATCACCCCCGACTTAAATGTCACCGCCACACTGGGTGGCTTGCCCTGCTTCTTATGCACCTTCAGGGTGTACCCGGTGGGCCGTGCAGCCTCTGCCATCTTCAACTCAGCAGCCCGCTGCAACTTAATCTCACGCGGCCACTCATACCCACACTCACTGCACACACGCTGACCGGCATAGGCCAACGCATCACACTCAGGACAGGTCTTGAGTACCGGATCACCCGTACCCTTCCCAGGCTTGCGCGGTGGGGCCACATCCTCTACCGGACCCAACCGCTCCACGTTGCCGCCATAATCAATCAGCAGGCAGTTGTCCTTGTCAGGGTGGGGGCGTAACCCACGGCCACACATCTGGACCCATAGGCCAGGGCTACTGGTGGGACGCAGCAGGGCAATGAAGTCCACGTTGGTGGCGTCGAACCCGGTGGTGAACACACCCACGTTGACCAGGTACTTGATCTTGCCAGCGCGGAAGTCCTCCACAATCTGGTCACGCTCACCCGCCGGGGTAGTGCCAGTCACAATCACACCATCACCGCCCAGGAGGTCAAGAATCTCCTGCGCATGGGCCACGTTGACCGCAAACACCAGACCCGCTTCACGCTCCTGCGTCAGTATCCGAATCTCATCCACCGCCAGCCGGGTGGTGCGGGACTGCTTCTGCACCATCTCGTCCAGGCCCTTCACCACAAAGTCACCCATGCGCTTGCGGATGCCGGTGGTGTCGTAATGCTCCGTCACCGCCGCCGTGGTGAACTCACACAGCAGGCCACGCTTTTGCAGGGCACGGATGTCAGCACCAATCTGCTTGGCCGGGACGATGTGGGTGAAGGTCGCATGCTCACTCTCAGTCAGGAGGCCCTGGCCCACCCGGTAGGGGGTGGCCGTCAGGCCCAGCACCCGCACCTTGGGGTACAACTCTTCCATCGTCTCAATCAGGCGGGTGTAGTACCCATCAGCAGATTTGGGTGCCACCAGGTGGGCCTCATCTACCAGTATCAAATCCACCGGACCAATCGCGTCCAGGCGCTTGGCGATAGTTTGGATAGTTCCCACCAGGACAGTGTTGTCCGTGTCGAAACTATCCAAACCAGCGCAGCAGATACCCACATCCAGGTCAGGATTGACCGCATGCAGGGCACCTACGTTCTGCCGTACCAGTTCCTTACTGGGCACCAGCATCAGCGTCCGCTTGTCAGCAAACGTCGAGTGGATGTGGTCGCAGACCCCAGCGGCAATGTAGGACTTACCACTGCCAGTGGGGGCCTCGACACACAGGTGCTTGTCAGCCGGGAAGTTGCGCAGGAAATCCATCGACACATCGATGGCCTTCTGCTGGAAGTCACGGAATGTAGTCATGGTCCCCACACGCATCGATCTGTGCATCACGATCCAGCACCTTGCTGTGCAACTCACACACCCAAGTTCCCTTCGCACCGGCATAGCTGTGCCGACAGGTACGACAACCCACCTGGCCGGGTTCCTCTTTAAAGCAAACGTCCGTGTGGCTGCACCACTTGCAACGGAAGTCACTGGGGTTCTGTGCAATCCGTGGGGGTGGGTTGTTGCTGGCGATGATCCGCTCCGCACGTTCTAAATAGAACAGCGCAGCCTTCTCGTCATAGTCCGTTCGAACTGAAGTCCACTGCCTGGCACCCGGCGTACTCGCCGTCAGGTAGTGACGCTTCATCTTGAACTCATGCATGTACAACTGGGCCTGCGCCCAATACACCCGGTTCCACTGCTCCAGCACATCCTTCTCAGGATGATCCTGCTTCAGCTTCAAGAGCTTCTTGTACACCGCCTCACCGCAGGCCTTCGCCTCCCACACATGAGGGGTGGCAGGGGCCTCAACCAGACCTTTCCAGATCAGGCCGTCACAGTGACCACGGAAGTGACCGTCCACAGCCGCAAACCCAAACTGCTTGCCCGACACCGGGTCGTGGGTTTCCAGTTCGCATACCATCTTCAGACGCGCAGCCTGGGTGTCCTCACTGATGTGCCCATCCTCAAAACGGTACAGGGTGTCAACGTCAAACCAGACGTTGCTGTAATCACGGAACCCATACCACAAACGGCGGGGGCACTCGTTGCCAATCTCACTGGCACCGAGGTAGCCCCGACCCACAGAGGACTGGGCAAGCTCAACAGCAGCCGCCACAGCCTCCAGGGTCTTATCGCTGGCAATGATCTTGCCTACATCCATCAGCTAGACCACTCGCTGTTACCAGCACGGGGTGGGACAGCAGCCGCATCAGGAGCGTTAGCCGCCTGCTTGGGCAGGTAGTCGCCAATCTTGTTGGACGCCTCGTACCCACCAGACGCAGACTCGACCTTTACCTTGGCCTGAACAACGTGACCCTCTAAGTCAGCCGCACTCGTTACCGTGACCAGGCCACAGCCCAAGCACAGATTCTTCAGCTTGGCAACACCAAAGGAGTTGCTGGGTACAACATAATCCCAAACACGGCGGCTCTCATGCGGCCCATCAGCCACTTCCATAGCGACCTTCAACATGTCGTTTCCGGCCTTACTCTGTGTCTCCTGCACCTCCAGAATCCGCAGGGCGTACTGACCTGCCGGGAAGGGGGTAAAGTCACCAGATGGTGCGTCTGGTGCGTCTGCGGCGTTAAAGCCAGTGTCAAAAATTCCCATGTCAGTTACTCCTGAAGTTGTGGGATAAGGGATAGAAGCGGGTTCGCTCCTGGTTCGAAAACAACATCGTCACTGATGCCGAATCGATTCTTTGCAACCGTGGCAGGGCCACTGGTCAATTGGATGATGCGAGTGCCGTCAGACTTGGCGCGTTTCTTATCGCCGGTCCCATGAATCAGAGTGTTGATCCGCAGGTGGGCGCACAGGTCCACATCATCAGTAAAGGGTGCGAGGTATCGCTTGTTCATGCGCAGCGTCCAGCGGCTGTATGGCTCACTGTCCGGTGGGGTGATCTGCTCCTCACCCTCATGGGCGATGAACACAATGTGCATGTCACGGTGCTGGGACAGCTTGTCGCACAGGAATTTAAGTTGGCCCAGGCGCTCCGCACAGTACTGGTAGCCAGCACCATACCCACCCCGGCAAGCTGCCAAATTATCTTTGCCCTCATCCCGCATCAGTTCCGTCTCAACCATCCGAGACGCCTTGGTGATGGAGTCAATCACCAGGGTCTTGAAGTCGTGTTCACGGTCACCCACGGCACGGACCTGATCCAGTAAATCCTGGAACTTGTCTGCCACTGGGAAGGCGGGAACGGTGTCACCCACGCTAGCGAGGCCGTCCTCCGCACGGATGAAGATGGGGTTAGGAAAGAGCGCCGCCAGGGAGGTTTTACCTACACCGGCTGGGCCATAAATGGTGGCCGAAATAGGCCGCTTCCGCTGGGTGTCCAGCAGTTCTTCTAAGCTACTCATCGCTTTTAGGTTCCTTTATGGAAATGGAAGGCTTTGCCGGAGAGCTTGTCAGGCACTCGCAAACCTCGTGGTAGGTGCGCTCATCAATTGCTGCCAACTGATTGAGTGCGGGTTTCATGACGCTATAGCTGACCTTGAACAACTGCTCACGCAACTCAGAGTCCAGCTTGGCTACCCGGTCATGGTCGGCCTTGAAGTTGATCCGCTGGGTGGCAGATACCTTGTACCCATCCTGCTCAACCGTGTTGGTGCCCTCATCAGGCAGGCCAATCTTGGCGCACAGGTCAAAGGTCGCCTCGTCCAGGCGGGCCTGTGCGTTCCTGACCGCTGCCTTCGCTTCCAGCCAGTTCGATATCTCTGTCGTGCCATCCAGCCCAGCGCCAGCATTCGTTTCTGAGGTCGGTGCAGCCGACCACCAATCGTTTTCCATCATTCCTTACTTCCCTCCCGGCCTCGTAGAGCCTTTGTTGTGTTGAGTTCATGCACCATGTCCTCCACGGTGGTTGTCTTGATCATGGGGGTGGGCCTTGGCCCAAACCCTTTCTCAGCGCGCAGGGCATCGACCTTGGCCTGGTAGGTGTCGTTAAAAACCTCGCAGGACTCAGGATCGAAACGCGCCATTGCACTGAAAAACTGTTGTATTTCTTTGGTCACCGGATGCCTCTGGCTGGGGGTGATTAATTAACTTGAGGCCATAATAACTGGTAAACGAGTCGTAATACAACTGGTAAGTGGTAATTAAATGCAAAAAGATTTGCCCCTGCCTGAAAAAGCGACAGGTCTAGGGGGTGGGAAGGGGGGTTAGGACATCAGGCGCAGGACTAGATGGCGCAGTAGATCCAGGTCAGAACGGGACAGACGATCCTCCGACAGCAGGTCGATAATAGACTGCTGGGCCGGGTCGGATGAGTGGTAGTTTTCATTGTTCTGAACCAGCAGGGGCAACAGAGCCTCACCGATGTGAGTGATATCAGTAGACTCACAGCCTAGTATCCTGGCGATATCAGGCCCACGGCCTGGGGGCGCACCCTTCTGGCCCCACGCAGCCACAGCAGACTGGGACACGCCCAAGCGGTCTGCCAACTGCTGCTGGGTAATGCCAGCCTCGCGCATCCTGACGCGAAGCTCAGTACCCTTCGATTGATTGATCTGACTCATAACGTTAATTATTACTATTGTTTAGCAATAAATCAAATAACTTGGAGCTATAAGAAAGGAGTGGTAATATCTCCAAAAACAACCAATAAATGGTATTAAAAAGCAATGGAAAAGAAGAATAAACGCGGGCGACCACCTTTCAAATTAGCCACACCCACACGGGTTCATAGAGAATTATTATCCCACTACAACAATGACTTAGCGCAGATAGCCGCCGACCTGGGTGTGCAGAAGCGGGCGGTTGTTCGTTGGTTTCATGAGGGCAGCTTTCCCCTGCATCGTATCTATCAGTTATCACTGATCACGCACTTCAGTGCCGATGAATTGATGGTATTACACCGCAGGGGTGCAGCTTAATGAACCACCATGTATGGGATATGTGGGAAGCAGGCCTGTCTGTATTCCCAGTCGGATCACCGGCACTGTGCCCAGCAGGGGTGGACCCGCTGGAGTATTCAAAGCAGCCACTGGTGCCGTGGAAGGCCTACCAGGAGCGCCAGCCCCTGGAGTTAGAGGTTGAGAACTGGTTGCAGAAATATCCTGACTGCAACTGGGGCATCTGCACCGGCAACAAAATCAACGTGGTCGATGCCGACTCACAAGAGGCCGTAGAACGCATCGATACACGGGAGTGGATCACCTACACCCCCTACTACGTCCAGACCGGCAAGGGGAAGCACTACGTCTACCTGCACAACGGCCTGGATATCAGTAACTCCAGCAACCCACAGACCAAAGTGGATGTCAGGGGCAAGGGTGGCTATATCGTCGCTCCCGGCTCTATCCACGGGACAGGGGTGCAGTACACCCTGATGGGTCCAGAGGGTCCAGTGGACTTCTCAGAGGTGCTGGAGCATGCCCCTAGTATCAAGGCCGGTGATATTGAGGCACTCCAGGGTAAGGTCATTGTGGAGGCCGTTTCCAGCGGGGTGGATGAAGGTGGGCGCAACAACAACCTGGCGCGCAACATAGGCCAGTGGCTCAACGAGACGCTGGACCTACAGATTGTCATGGGCAAGGCTATTGCCCTCAATGACCAGAACAACCCGCCCCTGGGCGAGGCGGAGGTCCGCAAGACCGTCCTGTCCATGTTCCAGACCCACGCACTCAAGATGGACAACGACTTCGTTGCCCATTATGAGGAGGCACCCAACGACACCATCACCCCCATCTGTTTGGACCGCATCAAGACAAGCCCACCAGCCAAGCCCAGTGTCATGGGGCGCTTTCCTATCGGCCACACCAGTGCCGTGGTGGCGATGGGCGGGGCAGGCAAGTCCACCTGGTTGATCCGACAGGCCGTCCAGTACGCCTACGAGGAGGGCGGTCACACCCTCATCATCAGCGCCGAGGATGATGTTGATGACTACGCCAACAAAATCCACAACGACATCTTCACCCGCAACATCGATGGCCTTATCCATGACGTAGACCCCGGCCATATTGCCAACAAGATTGCCGTAATGAATAAGCGCGGGTCCGGTGCCAAGCTCATTGAAGAGCGTATGGGCCTGAAGGTGCCATCCAAGTGGGCCATTGGCCTGGTTGACACCATCGACCCCATCTATACCTGCATCATCATCGAAACCACCAGCCGCTTTGCCGGGGGTGATGAGTCCAACGCAGACATGGAAGCCATCGTTGCCGCCTGCGACCACATTGCCAGAACCCTTGGCGTGGCCCTGGTCCTTGTCCACCACACCGGCAAGTCACAAGCCAGAGAGGGCCAGGCAGACCTGTACTACGGGCGCGGTGGCTCAGCCCTTGGCGATAACACCCGCTCCATGACCGTCCTACAGGTGATGGACTCCACCGACAACTGGAAAGACACCGTGGCATCCCATGAGATTGACCAGGAGATGCTGGTTGAGGGGCAGTACGTCCAGGTGGCCCATGTCCGCATGTCCTACGGCCCCTGCCTGCCACCCACCGTTTTCCTGAAGCGGTCCGGCATCTGCAACGGACCCATGATGCAAAAGGTTAAGCAACTCACCAGCGAGGACAAGGCGGCTGCTGAGAAGGCGCGGCTGAAGGCGCGTGAAGCGGCTGTCATGGCTGCGGTTCTGAAATACATCAAGGCCAAAGATGGCCGGGTGCAAAAACGTAATTTTCTGGAAAACCAATACAAGGAAACCAGCTTTTCCAGAAACGTGGTTCGCGCGTCTGTCTCCGACATGGTGGACAACGGCGATTTAGTAGAAGTGTCCGTCAAACCTCCCAAAGGTGGGCAGGCGGCGGTTTTTTTAGCAATTAAAGGAGCATAGATATGCAGATATTTGATTTACCAGTACACCCGGCAGCGGATGTCTTTCCCATGCTGGACAACGATGAGTTGGCTGATCTTGCGGCAGACATCAAGGCCAATGGCTTGCAACACCCAGTAGTGGTGGGCCAAGTCGATGGCGTTGAGATGCTGATTGATGGGCGCAACAGGCTGGCGGCTTGCAAGCTGGCGAAGGTAGAGCCAGAGGTTAAGCAGTTGAATGGGCATGACCCAGAGGCGCTGATCCTGTCCGAAAACATCATGCGGCGGCATATGACCAAGGGGCAGCGGGCAATGGCTGTGGCGATGATGTATCCAGAGGGGCAGCAGGGGAAGAAGGACAACATCGCAAAACTTTTGGGAAGTGGTGAGTACCTTCGCCAAGCCCGCACCGTCCTGAAGTATGCCCCCGAATACACCGATGCCGTCCTGGCTGGTGCCAAGTCCCTGTCTGAAGCCTACGAAGAAGCCAAGCACCGCAAACGTGCAGGTAACGATGACACTGACAAGCTGGAGTGGCTGAAGGGTGAGGCACCAGACCTTGCCGATAAAGTGGTCGAGGGCGAACTTACCTTAATTGGCGCAATTGCCGAGCATCATGAGCGTGAGCGTCAGCGTGAAATGGAGCGCGCTGCCCTTGCTGGAAATCTGCGCGAAGTCCATGTGCTTGCTGAATCCCTTCATTCAGCGGCGAATCGACTGTCAGTTGTATCGCTTATTACTGAGTTTTCAAAAGACTACGAGAAAACCACATCCTTTGAGGCTGGCGAGTTTATTGAATCCCTTGACCTGCTTGAGCAGGGCATTAAATCACTTAAAAACGACCTTGGAGGTCAACAATGAAATTCAATCATAAATTAAAGCCGGAAGTTAGCGAGTACCTTCATGGTGCAATCAACTCACAACTGGATTCGATATCTGGTACAAGCACATCGCCAAGAGATATCGAGAGCGCGGTAAAGACTGCTCTTCTCACAGATTTCGATAATAACGAGCTTCTCAACCATATTGTTGATCAGGCTGTGCGGTCAGCGGTCAGCGCGTCAATAGACGCAAAGTCTAGTGAGAAGTTTGACGAGGACCAGGGCGCGCTATTTAACTCGTCGTTCATGGAATCAATCCTAAAACAGGATGACGGTAATATTTGCAAGCACAAAGACGCAAACTGGGACTTGATGGTTAGTCGTCGCCGCCGACAGCAAAAGCACTTAACCGATGCTGAAAAGAAGCTGGCGTTGACTGACAGCAGGATGCTGGCGCTTAAGACTGCTGGAATGCAGGACGATCCGAAAATGACAATCGGAGAGGCCGTCAAAATACTCGAAGGGCGCAAGCGGTGAGCCAGTATAAAAGGTGCGCCGTTTGGGTTTTGGCGCACCTTGGCGCACCTTGGCGCACCTTATCGGGATACACAAATGATGCTGTGTAGGCGCTTGCGCAAGCAAGGTGCGCCAGCACTGTATCTACTACTAGGCGGCGCACCTTTTGGCGCACCTTTTGGTACACCTTGGTGGGGAAATTGGAAGGTGCGCCGTAAAGGTGTGCCGTTGATGGGGAAATGGGGGGCGTTTTGGACAAGTTAAAAGGTAGGTCGGAGGAACTGGATCAGCAGTTGTTAATCAACTGGGTGCTGCGGACCTATGGCAAGGAGGTGGAGCAGTGGATGCACCACAGTCCGAATGGGGGAAGGCGTGATGGGGTCGTGGGGGCCAAGATGAAAGCGATGGGAACTAGGCGGGGATTTCCCGACCTGGTGCTCTATGTGGGGCGGGGGAAGTATGTCGGGCTGGTGGTCGAGATGAAGCTGGGGAAGGGGAGGCCCTCCAAGGAACAGAACGGGTGGCTGAACCATCTGGAGGGGGAGGGGTACTCATGTCATGTCTGTTACGGACTGGACGAGGGGGTCGAGGCTATTTCTCGTTATCTAGAACTGCCCTGTCCAGTGCGCGGATGATCCAGGGGGAGAGCTTGCCGGGTCTGGAGGCCTGCTCATACGCCCGCTTCTGTTCGGGGGTGACGCGGATATGGATGGTGCTGACCTTGGGGTTGGCCTTGGCCGCGTGACGCTTGCCGGTGTTCCCGTGGGGTTTGGTGTCTGTCATGGGGTTCTCCCTAAACGAGTGAGGCGAGGGTGATTAGCATCACGAGGGTGAACAGGCCCCAAGCGTAGTGTTTTGCGCCAGTGGTAGGCTTGCTGGCCCTGTGTGGGGTGGAGATGTAAGGCCTCGCCATCTCAGCCATCTCTGCATCGATTGCCCTCTGCTCCAAGCCAGTCCGTACCCATACCCATCCAAACCAGGTCACCAGCAACACCACCGCTATGGGTAGGGCCGGTGGGTAGATCACGCACAGAATGGCGAATAGTATTAATTCAGTCATTTTCTCTCTCCTCTGGGCTGCTGCCCTCAACTCAATGACGCCATTATCACTTATTATTGGTTAATTGTCAACACAAATAATAGGTAATACCACTAAAAAGTGATATAACTGCCAATGTGTAAATGACCAAAACGATCATTTAATGGGTTATGTGAGCGAATATGTCACTAAAAAGGGTGTTTACTAGGCGGGCGGGTGCGCCCACCGCCGAAAAGTTTTCAGCCCCTGGCTCGACCGGATCGGGCCAGGTGACGGCTAATGACACCCTGCTCGGCCAGAGTTGGTCATAAAGTGAGCAATAATGGCGTTATTAGTGCGCCTAATCTCCATTATGTTAAATAGCGGTTGAATAATTAAACTGCAAGGGCAAGGGAGGGGCAAAACCCACCCCCCCGGCGGTTTCTGAGCGAGTCGGTCGGGTGGGCGCAAGTCCACCCCCCAAAATTTTGAGGTGAAAAACTTTGGCTGAAGAGAAGAAACGACCGGGCCTCAAACCAGGCCAACGCCACTCAGGCCAGTTCGTCAAGGGCGACCCCCGCAGGTCCAATACTGGCAACCGCAAGCATGCTGACATCATTGACTTCCGCAAGAAGATAATGGCCCGCAGTGACGCCGCCCTGGAGGCTCTGGACTACCTCCTAGACCTGAACAACAAGGACATCTCCGCCAAGGACCGCCGGGAGACGGCAGAGTTGGTATTGAACCACGCCCACGGGCGACCTGTGGACCGGATAGCCATTGCCACTCTGGATGGGAACATTGATGGCCCCACGGCCAATCTGGACCTTCCCACGTTGCGTCAGCGGGCGGCGAGTTTGATCAGCCGGATTGACGATGCCAAGGATGTGACGCAGGTGGTTGATGAGCAATAACCTTGCCCTGGCCGACCTGTCTGATCAGGACCGTGCCCTCCTACAGGAGTTGATGCGGTATGAGCGGGCGTTGGATAGCTTGGGTGGGTTCCGTCAGTTCATGGAGTCCACGGGTCACAATGACTTTGCGTACCCCCATGAGAAGCACCATGCGGTGGTAGCGGAGCATCTTGAGCGTGTGGTGAGTGGGGAGATTAACCGTCTGATGGTGTGTTTGCCGCCGGGTGCGGCGAAGTCCACGATTGTGAGCATTCAGTTTGCCACTTGGTGGTGGGCAATGAATCCCGGCCATCATATTTTGCGTTGTTCGGCCACGCAGTCGTTGGCTGAGAAGTTTGCTCGTCGGTGTCGTGCAGCGATTATGACGGACGAGTACAAGCGTCTGACGGGCACGGAGATTGATAAGTCCCATCAGAGTGTATCCAGCTTTGGCAATATGGCTGGTGGGACGATGACGGCGGCTGGTGTGGGCACTTCTATTGTGGGTTTGCGTTCGAATCTGTCCATTCTGGATGACCCGGTCAGTTCGTTTGAGGCGGTGCATAGTGAGACGCAGCGTCAGGCGGCGTTGGACTGGTATCGCACGGAGTATCGTTCTCGTCTTATTCCTGGCAGTCCTGAGATTATTGTGACCACCCGTTGGCATACGGATGACATTCCTGGTGCGATTTTGAAGTCGGAGGAGGCTGGCACCTGGACGGTGGTACGGATTCCGATGGTGTGTGATTCGGATGATGATCCGATAGGTCGGAAGGTTGGTGAGCGGTTGTGGCCGCAGTGGTTTACGGACCGGATGGTTGAGGAGGCCCAGCGTGATCCTGAGCGTTGGGCGGGCATGTATCAGCAGGTGCCGCTGACATCTGAGGGTGACTGGTTAAATCCAGATGACATAGAGGTTGTGGATGAGGCTCCCAGTCATTTGAATTTGAGTGCTGGGTTGGACATTGCGATGACGGATGGTCGTGGTGACTTTTCGGTCTGTGTGGTGGCTGGGATGGATGCCAAGGGCACGATGTGGTTGGTGGACATGTGGCGTGATCGTGTGACGCCGGACAGCATTGTGAACAATCTGGTGCATCTTCATGGGAGGCACAATTTGCGTGAGGTGCTTTTGGATAATGATGTGGGTGCGAAGGTGTTTAAGAACCTGGCGCACAAGATATTGATGGAGCGCCGTCAGTATTTGCCGTTGGTGGATATGCCGATGCGGGGTCAGGACAAAGAGGTTCGGGCGGCTGCGTTTCGGGGTTTGGCGAAGATGGGTGGTGTAAAGATGGTGCGTGGGCCTTGGAACACGGACTTGTTGCGGGAGATCAGTGAGTTCCCGTTTGGTGATCACGATGACATTGTGGATGCGTTGGGCCTGTTGGGTCGTAGGGCTGCTGCGATGGGTAAGGCGGGACCGACTTTGGCTCCGCAGGGTAGTGAGATTGAGGCGGCATTTATTGAGGAGGATGGTCGGATGTACACACGGGCGTCTTTGGATGATATGTGGGAGCAGCCTGTGCGGAAAGGGACGTTAAGGATATAGGAAGATGAGTGATTATAGTGAGCAGGACAAGAACCCTACGGGTAAGACCCCGTCCCAGTGGCACAAGCATTGGGGTCGTGAGATGGAAGCGGCTGAGAAGCGTCTGCGGAAGTTTCTAAAGCAGGGTAACAAGGTTGTTGAGCGGTATTTGGACCAGCGTGTTGATCAGGACATGAATGGGCAGCAATCGCGCCTGAATTTGTTCTACACCAACGTCAGCACCCTCCAGAGCATGCTGTATGGCTCTGTGCCGAAGATTGAGGTCAGTCGTGAGCATCATGACCCTGATGACGATGTGGCCCGTGTAGCGTGTCTGATGTACGAGAGGATGCTCCAGGCAGATGTGGAGCCGTCAGGTGAGAATCTGCCTACGGTATTGAAGGCGTGTTTGCAGGATCGTTTGTTGCCTGGGTTGGGTATAGCGCGGGTGCGTTATGACTTTGAGACGAGCATGGTCACAGTGATGAATCCTGAGACGATGCAGCCTGAGCAGATTGAGCAGGTGTCGTATGAGGATGTGCCGGTTGATTATGTGCATTGGCAGGATTTCCGGTGGGGTTGGGCGCGTACTTGGGCTGAGATTCCCTGGATGGCGTTTCGGGCGTATTTGACGAAGGATGAGGCGTCGGCGCGTTTTGGTGATGACCGTGCTGAGAAGCTGGAGTACAAGAACCAGACACCGGAGGGTGAGGACGAGCGTGGTGGTGATAGTGACCAGCAGAGCAATGTCCAGAAGGCAGAGATTTGGGAGATTTGGAATCTGTCTGACCGCCGGGTGTATTGGTGGAGTGCGGGTTGTGACTATGTGTTGGACATCAAGGATGACCCGTTGGGTCTGATAGGTTTCTGGCCGATTCCCAAGCCGCTAATTGCCAACAATACGACCAAGTTGTTCATACCGAGGGCTGATTTCATTCTGGCCCAGGATTTGTATAACGAGGTGGATGAGTTACAGACGCGGATCAGCGTTATCACCAAGGCCATCAAGGTGGTGGGTGTGTATGACCAGTCGGCGTCGAGTCAGGTGGGTAGGATGCTCAAAGAGGGCATCGAAAACGACCTGATTCCGGTGGATAACTGGGCAATGTTTGCTGAGAAGGGTGGTTTGCGTGGGGCGATTGATTGGTTCCCGGTTGAGACAATTTCTGCGGTCTTGCAGCAGTTGCAGGGCATTCAGCAGCAGAAAATCCAGCAGTTGTATGAGGTGACGGGTCTGTCGGACATCATGCGTGGTGGTGCGACTGACCAGTATACGGCGGCTGCGACCCAGGGTATGAAGATGAAGATGGGTTCTATCCGCGTTCAGGCCTTGCAGGATGAATTTGCCCGTTTTGCCAGTGATTTGGAGGCCTTGAAGTCGGAGGTTATCAGCAAGCACTTCTCTGAAGAGTCGATTTTGAAGCAATCTGGCGCTCAGTTCCTGTCGAAACCGGATCAGGAGTTGATTATGCCTGCGCTTCAGTTGATGAAGTCGCCGGAGGTGGCTTGGCGGGTGGATATCCGGCCTGAGTCGATTGCGATGGTTGATTATGCGCAGTTGAAGTCTGAGAGGACGGAGTTTTTGACGGCGATGTCAACGTATATCCAGTCTGCGCAGGCGGCGGTGAACAGTATGGGTCCGACAGCGTTGCCGGTCCTGATGGAGTTGATGAAATGGGGTATGGCGGGCTTTAAGGGTGCCAATTACCTGGAGGGCATTATGGACCAGGCCATCCAGACGGCGATCCAGTCATCCCAGCAGCAGGGTCAGGAGCAGGAGCAGCCTTCGCCGGAGCAGATGAAGATGCAGACGGAGCAGATGAAGCTACAGGGTCAGCAGCAGAAATTGGCCGGTGAGATTCAGAAGATTCAGGCCAAGTCTGCGGCTGATATGCAGTCTCAGCAAGCTAAATTACAGGCTGAGATTGCCAAGATACAGACTGACAGTCAGGCCGATATGACACTGGAGCAGACCCAGGCTCAGAATCGATTGATTGAGATCAGTCGGGAGTTGGAGGCGAGTATGGCTGAGATACAGGCGGCGATGCGGGCTGACCTGACGGTGGAGCGGGCACAGGCATCGTTTGACATCCAGTCCCAGCAGAACGAACACCAAAATAACCTTGTGGAGGTGAGAACCAATGCCGCGTTGGCGTCAAACAATCAATCCCGAAACGGGTAAGAGTCAATTCATTCCGATTGATGAAGTGGCAAGGCGACAGAGCGGAGCCTATTTACAGGGCGATATTCAGTCTTTTGTTAGTCCTGTCGATGGGTCTGTTATTTCTGATCGAAAGCAACTTAGGGAGCACAACCTGCGGCATGGGGTGGTGAACTCAGCAGAATTTAGCCATGCGTTCAATGAGCGCAAGGCTAAAGAGCGGGAACGCGCGGCGGCGAATGACCGCAAGGCGGTGAAGAGAGAGTTATATGAGCGACTAATTAGAGCAGAACGGGGCGAACAATGAGCGAGATAATGAATGACCTGGCCGAGGCTTGGGAGGAAGTTGAGAATGAGAACACTGATGAAAACGAGGTTCATGCAACCTCAAGTGAATCCGACAGTGCCGACATCGAAGGAGGAGCCTTTGCCGGAGCAGACGATGGCAGTGACGCAGGAGGTGCCGGACCAGATGTTGACGGCGAGGGAGTGCAACCGCATGACGAACAACATAGTCTTGGCGAACAGGATGTCCAGAAAGACGAGGTCGCTTCCCTAGACAAGCCACCGGCTGGGTTATCCCCGGCGGCGCGTGAGGTGTGGAATGAGGTGCCTAATGCGGTGCGTGAGCATATTGCCGGGTATGAGAAGCGGATGGAGGGCATGGCGCAGAAGTATAGTCATGATGCCAACCGTGCGCAGTCGATGGATAAGGTGTTGCAGCCCTTTTCGCAGCTATTTGCTATGGGTGGTGGGCCGCAGAATGTGATGCCTGGGTTGTTGCAGACGGCGTCCATCCTCCAGATGGGTTCTCCGCAACAGAAGGCTGACCAGGTGGCAAACTTGATCAAGCAGTTTGGTGTTGATATCCAGTCCCTGGACCGTGTGTTGGTGGGTAAGGCCCCACCCCCAGAGCAGCAGCAGGCCAGCCAGGTTGAGCAGTTGGTCAATCAGCGGTTCCAGCAGATGCAGCAGCAGCAGCAGCAACAGGCGCAGCAGCAGCAGATGCAGCAGTCTGCCAGTGAGATTCAGTCCTTTGCTTCAGACCCCAAGAACGAGTTCTACCGGGATGTGCGGGCAGAGATGGCTGACATTATGGACATGGCGGCAAACCGTGGTCAGGAGATGAGTTTGCAGGATGCCTACCAGAAGGCCTGTCAGCTTCACCCAGAGGTGTCCAAGATTGTGACAGCCCGTAACAGCCAGGCGCAGGTCAATCAGCGTAGGCAGGCTGCTACGAGCATTCACGGCACACCGGGCGGTGAGGGTGGTGGTATGCCCGCAGATAACATGCGAATTGCCCTAGAAGAGGCATGGAACAATTCTGGTAGAGTGTGATATATTACTTGTGGGTGATATCAATCAAGTGGTATGACCCACAGTTTTTAGGACAGGCTATTCAAGCGGCTTTTCCGTCAGAGGCGACCATTCAAGCGGTCATCTGTAAGTGTGTTTATTACTTTTAACTGATAGGAGAGGCAAATGACCTTCCCCAATATCAGCGACATCGTCGCTACTACTATCGAGAGCCGCACTCGTAAAATCGCGGACAACGTCACCGAGAACAATGCCCTTCTCAAGAAGCTTGAGATGAAAGGCAAGATCAAGCCGTTCTCTGGTGGTTACAAGATTCTTCAGGAACTCTCTTTTGCCGAGAACTCTAATGCCGGTTGGTATTCTGGTTACGACATTCTGCCTGTGGGCGTCAGCGATGTAATTTCAGCCGCTGAGTTCAACATTAAGCAGGCTGCTGTACCCGTTGTGATCTCTGGCCTTGAGATGCTCCAAAACTCTGGCCGTGAGAAGATGATCGACCTGATGGAGTCTCGCATAAGCGTGGCTGAGTCCACTATGTCCAACCTCATCTCTGAGGGCCTGTACTCTGACGGTACTGGCGCTGGCGGTAAGGAGATCGATGGTCTGGATGCAGCGGTTCCCATCGACCCGACTACGGGCACTTACGGCGGTATTGATCGTTCTACCTGGACGTTTTGGCGTTCCAAGGTGGATGCGTCTACCAATATCGACGCCACCAACATCCAGGGTGTATGGAATGGCATGTGGGCCTCACTGGTTCGCGGTGCAGATCGTCCTGACCTGATCATGGTGGATAACAGCATGTGGGGCAACTACTTGGCTTCCCTCCAAGCACAACAGCGTTTTACCGACACCAGCACTGGCAACTTGGGCTTCCCAACTGTCAAGTACATGGATGCGGACGTTGTTCTGGACGGTGGTATCGGTGGTTATGCAACTGCTGGCACTGCGTACTTCCTGAACTGTGACTACCTGCACTACCGTCCGCATTCGAACCGTAACATGGTGTCACTGTCACCCAATCGTCGTTATGCGACAAACCAGGATGCTGAAGTGCAAATCCTGGCATGGGCTGGCAACCTCACTTGTTCGGGTGCGCAGTTCCAGGGTCGGATAATCGACTCAACGCCTTAAGTGGTTCGCCCCGCCCGCCTGGGACTTAAACCTCCAAGGCGGGCTTTGCCTCTTCTCCGGGAGGGGCCTTTTTGGAGTAATTATTGCCAGATACGCGGCGGTTAGCTAAAAGCGGGATGTTATCTCGCACAACAACCCATAGGTGACAAAATGAACAGCCCAACAGCTTATGCAGACAATATAGAGATCGTTATTCGCTCAGGCGAGGTAGCGGCTAACTGGGGTACTGGCATGGATTACGGAGCATCTAATGCGCCTGGAGTCGGTGTAGCAACAGACAACTCCAATCTGGAGCAATCCCTACCTAGCTGGACACTGCTTGACCAAGATGGCGATGCGCGTACACCGCAGGTCAGTCAGGTTATTGGCGGGGGTGGCCCAGCAGGATTGTCAGGAAAGGGGTTGCAGCCTGTAGAGGTTGTTGCCAATAACGAATCGGGTGATGGGGGTATTTCGGCATCCCAAGAGGCCCATTTAGTCACTCTGGCCGCAGGCTGGGTTGGCGTAACACCACCCCCATAACGGAGAATTATCATGGCTCAATCAAAAATTAGCTTTTTCGTAGATGATGCTTCAGTTACAGCAATGACCACTCGCGTTCCTGGTGCAATATTTAATAGTGGAGCCTTTGCAGGTGGCGGCAATGCGCCTGGAATTGGTATCTCCACGGAAAACGCTGGCCTTGCTGAGTCACTGCCTAACTGGACGCTGCTTGACCAGTTCGGCAATGCCCGTGCTGCACAGCGCAGCCAGTGCATTGGTGGCCCTGGAATTAGCAGCCCGAGTGAGTCTGACGGTCAGGAGGGAACACTTCCTGCTGCAACAATTCGGCTTGTGAGCAATAGTGACTTGTCCACCGCTGCCGAAAAAGCGGCTAACCCTAATGTAGATGGCTCGTTAGCCTTCCCACTGCTGGGTGCTAACCTGACTGATCTTGCTCTTGGCTGGGTTGAAGGCACATAAGCAACAAGCTTTCTGCCGGTGCTAATGCAGGCGGTCTTTATAAGACTGCCGCTGGTCTTGCTGGATGGGCTGATTCACCCAGCGTGTTACTAATAATAACCCGCAGTTGTGCGGTAACAACGTAAAGCCCCAAAGAGGGCATATCAAGAGGGCAACATCATGCTACAAGAAAGTGATTATGGAATGACGGATATGGCAATGCAGGGTCAGCAGGGGCGTTTTTCTGCTGACGATACATTGCTGGTGAAGTTTTACATGCACCCCGGCCTGAACCAGGCAAAGACGAAGACAGAGGGTCGCCCCATCTACGAGGAGCGTCCTTATGTCTCTATCATGCAGCCGGGTAACAAGGACAGCATTATCCAGCGTCCTGCCACTGAGCGGGATAAGCAGCGTTTTTCACGCCACTGGGAGAAGTTCCAGTCCCGTGAGAAGGATGAGGGTATTGAGGGTACTTTGCTTGAGGAGTGGCCTGGTTTGACTCGCTCCCAGGTGGAGGAGTTGAAGTACCTGAACATCCGTACCGTCGAACAGTTGGCGAATGTGTCCGACAGCAATGCGCAGGGTGTGATGGGTGTGAATATGCTTCGCCAGAAGGCTGCGGCCTACCTGGAGACGAGCAAGGACAACGCCACGGCAGAGGCTTTGGAAGCCGCGAATGCCCGCATCGATGAGCTTTCTAAGATCATCATCGACTTACAGAATGACGCACCATCCAAGCGCAAGACTAAAAAGAAGGAAGATACTGATGAAGTGTCCTAAGTGTGACGAGGTCTTGGTGATACCGGCTGGCAGGTCCAAGCCGGTACATGCCTGCGCAGAGAAGCCCAAGCGCAAGACTAAAAAGAAGGAAGCTCCAGAGGAGTAACTCATGGCCCGTTTCTCAACTGCCAATGACATCATCAACCGTGCTGCCGTGGAGGTGGGGCTTAATGCCGACACCGATCCGGTGGCGTCTACGGATGAGACGTATATCCAGATGTTGGCGTTGCTTGACTCACTGGGCCAGGAGTTGGTGAACCTGCACAACTGGCAGGGCTTAAAGAGCTTCATTGATGCCACAACGAATGCGACAAGCTTCGACACTCAGTTGGGTAGCGGGGTAACAATCGGCACGGGCGGTATCTACGACCTACCGGATGACTTTGACCACATGATTGACCAGACGGGTTGGGATCGTACCAACCGGGTGTCTCTTGGTGGGCCGTTGTCCTCGCAGGACTGGTCATACCTAGCGGGTCGTGATCTGGTGTCACAGTCTATCTATGCTTCTTTCCGGCTGGTGGACAATAAGCTGGCCCTTTACCCCCAGCCTGCCCCTGATGGGCTGAGAATCACCTTTGAGTATATGTCTAGATTCTGGGTGCGTGAGCAGGGCCAGAGCGTAAACAACCGTGAAACGGTAGGCAGTGGTTCGGACCTTGTTATGTACGACCCCCTACTGACCATTAAGTTCTTAAAGCTCAAGTTCCTTCAGGCCAAAGGCCTGCCCGCAGGTGATGCGGCGATGGAGTTTGAGACGATGCTGGAGTCACGCATTGGTAAGTCTGAGGGAGCGCCGGTCTTGAACGCCTCCCACAGGTCGCGTGGCTATCCTTACCTGTCTCCTTATTACAACACGGGCGACAGTGGCTTTGGGGGCGCTTAGGTGTACTCTCGCCAGCGCACTTTAGGCCGCTTAGGTAGGTCTGCCCCACCGGCTGTTCAGGCATTCACTATCCCCGCCTCTGTGGCCGGTGTGGACGCCTTCAGCAGCTTGATGGCGATGGCACCCGATGCCTGCATCTACACCTACAATCTGATGCCGGTGGAGTATGGCCTGCGTCTGCGCAAGGGTTACCGTGAGTGGGTGACCGGGTGTATTGAATCACCCCGTCGCGGCACGGGTGAGGTTCGCACCATCATTCCTTTTGAGTCGAACATTCAGGATGCCGCCAACGACAGGCTGTTTGCGGTCACGGATGAGGGCATCTGGGATGCCACGTTGTTTAATAACACCGAGCCTAATCAGGTTGCCGTGTTTACGCAGACGAATGATCCGGCGGGTCGTGGCGTCTGGTGTGAGTTCACGGGTGATGCGGCAGACGCCCCTGGACTGCGCGGCCACTACATGTTCTACGCTGATGGGCTGAATGGCATTTGGCAGTACGAGGAGGCCACTGATGCCTGGGTACAGCCGCCGTCTGGTATAGGTGATGGTGATTGGTGGTACTACGCCACCCCCGCCGATGAGCAGAGCAGTACACGCAGCGCGTTTCCTGTGGATAACGTGGCGTTTGTCATGGTGTTCAAGCAGCGTATCTGGGTCATTCTTGAGGATGACGATGATGCCTATTATCTGAACGTGGCTGCAATCTCTGGTGAACTAACTCGATTCTTTTTTGGATCCAAGATGCCCCACGGCGGCAACCTGATGGGCCTGTGGACCTGGACTCTGGATGGGGGTGCGGGCCTTGACGATTACATGGTGGCTATCTCCCGTGGTGGTGATGTAATTATCTACCAGGGAGGTGACCCAGAGCTTGATGGTGGGACCACTCCTTGGTCGATTACCGGCGCATGGTTTGTGGGCGAGGTGCCTGAGTCCCGGCGTATTGTTCAGGACTTTGGCGCGGAGTCGTTCATTCTCTCCACCTACGGCCTGACTAGTTTGCGCAACCTGCTCCAGGGCGCCCCGGTGGACTCTTCTACAGCGGATAGCGCGTCCCAGAAGGTGAACAGGTTCCTGCGCCAGGACGTTAATAATGGCAAAGATTTCCGTCAGTGGCAGTTGATCACTAACCCGTCTGATGGGTTTATGCAGATCATTACGCCGTCACCCCTTAACACGCCGTTTGTGCAGTACAACATGAACCTGAACACGGGTGCTTGGGGTAACTGGGAAGATGTGCCCATCACCTGCGCGGACAACGCCTCTGGCATGTACTTTATGGGTGCAGCCGCTGCGCACAAGGCTGGCTGTGTGCTGTTGTATGACGGTGAGTTGGATGGGACGACCATTCGGGGTGTTGAGGAGTTTGTGCCCAACGCGCCGACAGGTGATTCTGAGTGGACGCAGACGTCCCCTAGCACCAACGAGTATGTCTGTGCCAATCCAGGCGGCACCACGGTCACCACTGAGATTGATATTGGTTTCACCTCTGTGGTGGACACCAAGTACCTGATCTCCTACACGGTATTGACTACCACCCCAGAGGCTGAACACGGGGTAGCGTTTGGCTTGCTTAATACGGCAGATGCGCCTGCCAACAATGGTTCAGGTATCTTCAGTGAGATTTACAAGGCAGAGACAACCAGCTCCATAGTGACATTGATTGGCGGCACCACGCTAAATGCAACGATCACTGATATCAATGTGCGCCTTGCTCCACAACTGGGTACTGCCATCGATTTTCGCACCCTGACATCGTTCCAGTCGCTGGGTGAGCATGCCAGCTTTAAGCGTGTGGGTATTGCGCGGACGCTGGGTATATTGGCTGGCACGGCAGAGTTTAATATCAACGCGGTGTATGACTATGCGATTGAGTCACAGGTATTGCCGCCCAAGCAGGTTCCCCAGGCCGGGTTGAATGTGTGGAACTCAGCCTTGTGGGATGAGTTCACCTGGGACTTTAGTGTGGAGGGTAAGTCCTTCCCTGTGGGTACACTGGGTATGGGTCGCTCTGTTGCTATAGCGATGAGAGGCAACGCCAACACCCGCATCAACGTGGTGGGGTGGGATTTGCTACTGACCACAGGAGGCTACCTGTAGTGATTCAGTTTAAGCCTCTAACAGAAGAACACGAGTGGCAGTGGATATGGGAACGCGCTCATCCAATGGCCGTCAAGGATACGCAAGGGATTGTGGCTTATGACGATGCAACAAGGAAAATCGCAGCTATCGTGGTCATGGATTCATGGACGCCATCAGGCTGTCAGACCCATTTCGCCATTGACAACCCAATGGCAATCAAGCGCGGGCTATTTCGCGAGGTTGCTATTCATATTCATGTTGTTTGTGACCGCCGTTATATATTTGGGCTTATTCCTGCCAACAATGATGCTGCTCACAAGTTTGATCTCAAGATGGGATTTGAGGAAGTTGCCAGGATTCCTGAAGGTTACGACATTGGCGTGGACTACATCGTGGTCAGACTGGCTAAAGAAGATAACCGCTGGCTACCAGACGAGTTTAAAGAGGAGCTTGCAGCATAATGGCTAAAGACCCAGCAAACAACGTGTTGCAGGACAGCACGTTTACAGGATTTAGTGAGGATAATTCTACTGTTCGCGTATACAACCCGATTACAGGTCAGTACGAAGTTAGGGCGGTAGATAACTGGAAAGAATACAACCCAGCGGGTGACAACACCAACTGGATGTATACCCCAGAAGGTACTCGCGTTCTTGGATTAACTCCTGAAGGCTACGAAGAATACGGCAACTACAACAACGAGCCTGGGTTTGACCATGCGTGGCAGGCTGGGTATGTGCCTCCTGACTCCTCTGGTGGTGGTGACCCATATTTAACGCTAGGCCCTGGTGACCGTGAATCCAATGGAGGCACTGCCACCCAGCCCCCAAACAACCAGCCGCTGGACCCTATCGTCAACGAGCCGACGAATGATTGGCCTGAGTACGACAGTATTGGTTATGAGAACGTCCCAGCACCAGACGGTGATGGGGAGTTTGACAAGTGGCATGGCAAAAACAAACAGCGAGACACTAGCTGGAACTGGGACTTCTTCAGGGACAAGGCTGGAGGTGACCGCCAGTGGGGCGGCTATGATACCGACTACCAAGCCTTTGAACGCTACCAGCCTGGCATGGACTCCCCTTGGGGGATGCCCAACATAGAGGGTGGGAACGAGGACTTCTACCAGCAGCAGTTCGTCAACCAGTTGCGGGACGAGCAGAGCTTCCGCAGCCGCCAGCGTGAGTCGCAGAAAACAAAGGCGCAAGCTTTGCGCAACCCTTATGAGGCACCTAGCTCAGAGGAGATGTGGTCATGGGCTTATGGTGGTGAGGGTTTACCAGAGGTTCAGATGGGTACGGGCCAGAACCAGCCCGCCAGCTACTCATTTAATGAGCAGTTTTCTGGGCAGAATGCGCAGGACATCTTTAACCAGTTGGGCGACAGGTCTGTGTTCAACTCTTCCAACAGCAGTAAGACAGGGCGCGAACTGTTAAACAACTTCTTCAGCAACTCCAACAGGGCGGCAATGGCTAATGAGGTTGACTGGTCAAGTTTCAATAATCCTGGTGAGGCAATGGCGGCAGTGGGCGACACCAACTGGTTCCAGGGAATGAATAGGCCAAACGCAGCAGAAGATGCTTTTGGTGCGCTAATCAATCAAATGTACAGCGCGGGGCGGTTAGGCCCAACAGCCCCTGTGGGGTACGCCTCTCCAATCCAGTGGGGCAGTCAATATGAAACATACGCAGCAGGGGGTGAATCCTAATGGGCGGCAAGTCAAGTGATTACGGCCAAGTGGCCGATATTCAGGGGGATGCCAATAGGCAGGTTGTTAGAGATCAGCTAGTTGCCAATCGTCCTGACCAGTACTCCCCGTGGGGCTATACCTCATGGGATCAGACTCCGTACACCGATCCTACAACGGGTGAGGAGTCCACTCGCTGGACCCAGACCACAGGCCTTTCGCCTGAGTTGCAGGACATCTTCAACAAGCAGATGGCGATCCAAGGTGGACGGACAGATATTGCCGGGATGCTCACTGGCCGGATGGGTGGTGAATTTGGCACCCCGATGGACTGGCGTGGGCTATCCCCTGTAGGTTCCGTTCCGACAGCCCAGTACACGCTCCCAGAGGAGGTTAACCGCAACCTGTCCTATGAGGGTATAGCTGGAGTTGATGACCCCTACCAGACCCGCCAGCGGGCAGAGGATTCTGTCTACAATCAAGCCATGTCACGGCTCCAGCCCTCCCAGGAAAGCGAGAAGGCCAATATGGAGATGAAGCTGCGCAACCAAGGCCTGCGTCCTGGGGATGCCCAGTGGCAGGCCCAGATAGGGGGATTGGATCGCAAACACTCTGACCAGCAGAACCAGGCACTATGGAGTGCCAATCAGGCTGGACGGGATGAGTCGAGCCAGATGTTTGGTCAACAGATGGGCCGCAGGCAGCAGTATGGCGGTGAGCGCGAGACGCAGGCGGGTTATTACAACCAGGCTGCACAGCAGGCCTACCAGCAGGCGTTGGGCGCGAACCAGCAGAACTTTGGTCAATCAATGGCAGGCAGTCAGTACGCCAACCAGATCAGGCAGCAGCAGATTGCTGAGATGATGCAGCAGCGTGGTTCGTCTCTCAACGAGATCAACGCATTGCTCAGTGGTCAGCAGGTTGCCCTGCCGAGTATGCCTGGATTTAGCCAAGCATCTGCCGCACAACCCGCACCCATCTATCAGAGCTATGCAGACCAGCAAAGCACCAACGCAGCGTCCAGTCCTTGGAACGCCTTGCTGGGTGCGGCTGGTACAGCAGGTGGCGCGTACCTTGGTACGTTATAGGAGATAAGAAATGTACGGAATGCCAATGACTGAAGAGGAGCGCATGCAGCAGGCCATTATGCGGGCTATGCAGCAGGGCGGTCCCGCCAACATGGAGCAGGCGGTGCAGTCCCAGTTGCAGACCCTGGACCCACGCAATATGCCACGCTCCGAGGTGTCTCAGGGTGGGCGCTCCAGGGCCGATATGATTGCTGATGCCACTCGCTCGACAGCGGGTCAGGCAGCAAAGCTTGAGCAACAGCAGGCCTATGCCAACGCCCTGCGGCAGACCAAGACCCCCGGCTTGAAGACTGTGGGTCCATCCAATATAGCCGTAGCCAACCCGTGGGAGGGACTGGAGACAGCCTTTAACCGTGCGCTGGGTGGCTATATGTCAGGCCAGTTGAAGGATGAGTATGCTGACATCGATACCGCCGAGGGTGCCAGGGCTGGTGCCGAGCAGGAGTTGGTAGATGCCAGGGCAGGTGAAGCAAGGGAAGAGGCCAGGGAGACTCTTGGACTGGAGCAGGCGCTGAGGCGTGAATTGGCTGCTGAAGAGTTGGCGGCAGATGAAGCTGCAAGTGAGCGAGAGCTTGAGATCGCACAGTTGGGTCTTGAGGCCGATGCGGGTGAGGCGGTGGTCAAAGGTTCCACAGACCTGCGCAAGGAGTTCACCGGGCGTCAGGATGTGAAGGATTTCCAGAAAATTGACTCTGCCTTTGGCAGGCTGCAAGCCGCTGACCCAACCAATGCGGCAGGCCAGATGTCACTGATCTTCCAGTACATGAAGATGATGGACCCCAACTCCACGGTCAGGGAAGGCGAGTACGCCTCTGCCAAGAACACCACCGGCGTCCCAGGTTATGTCATGAACGCTTACAACCAGGCGAAGGATGGCAAGTTCTTGAGTGACACACAGGTGGAAAACTTCCTGAGAGAAGGTGCCAACCTCTACAAGTCGGCAGTCTCTGACTATGACCAGACGGCTGAGTCCTATATCAACCTGTCAGGCAAGTATGGCTATGACACGGATGATGTCCTGACGGTAACTCCAAGGCACAGGGATTTCCTGGACGCGATGGATGATGACTCTATAGTCACCCGCACTGAAGTGACAAGCGGGACTTCGTATGACGATACTGCAAAGAATAGACGCCGTGGGCCTCAGGGAAAGCAAGCGGGCGGCCAAAACTTCACTGACCCTGAAGAAGAAGATGAGTACCAGACTTGGTTGAGAACTCAAGGTAATTAGAATGGACCCCGAAAAGGAAAAGCGTTTCAGGTTTAGGGCCAGGTATGAGGCCGAGCAGGCCCAGGCTCAAGAGCAGGCCATGCTGGATGAGCAACTTGAGGGCCTGTTTGGCGAGACTGCACCCCCACCGGAGGATGTTGATGTCTCTGCTGGTGACTATGCCAAGACAGCAGCCAGTGTGGCTACAGCCGCCACAACGGGCACTGCCGGTCAGATAGCAGGCACTGTTGAGGGTTTGGTTGACGCCGTCAGGAGTGGGACGTTTGGCACGGATGAGGGCGCACAGGATGTCCAGCAGGCGGCAATGGACCGCAGGCAACAACTGACTTACACCCCAGAGGGTGAGGGTGCCCAGGAGGCACTGAAGCAGTTTGGTGAAGTGGTCGAGCCACTGGAGTCACTTGAGGCGGTTGCGCCCATGTTTGCCCCTAACCAGATTGCAGCCACTACACGCATGGCAACCTCTGGACTGCCCCGCGCTACAAGTCGGGTATCCCGCAACCTGTCGGGTGAGGGAACCTACAAGGGAGAACCGGCACCAGTAATCCCGCCATCAACACCAGACGCCCCCGGTGGAATACCACAGGCAGCAGGGCGCCCCAACGCGGGGGCTGCTGGTGTGCCTATATCGCAACAACGGGCGCAACAAGCAGCCGATATGCCCATCCCCCTGGTGGGTGAAAGGGCACCAACCCGTGCCCAGTTGTCCCGCGACTTTGACATGCAGCAGACAGAGGCAGAGCTTGCCAAGCTGAATGAGGTGGGGGCACCCATACGCTCCAGGAAGGCGGCTCAGGCAGAGGCATTGAATGCCAACCTGCAAGACCTTGAGGAGAGGTTCAACCCCACACTCATAGAGGACCGTGATATTGGCCGTGCGGCTGCTACAGCGGTTGAGGCCAGAAAGGCTGCCGAATGGGACCGGGTGCAGAATGCCTACAAGGCCGCAGAAGAGGCCGGTGAGATGGCCGATGAGATCAAGATAGGGGATACCGCTGACCTGCTGGTTGATACCGACAGGTTTGGCAGCGTGGCAGGTAATGCCAACCCGATCCTCAAGGAGGCCAAGCGCACAGGGGTGGTGGACGCCGATGGCAAGCCGCTCCCCGTCACCCTCCGGCAGGCTGAAGATTTCAGAACCTATGTCAATAAAGTCACCGACATGGGCGACAGGCGACAGACGATGATACGCCGTAGGTGGCTTGACTCCATCGACCCGGCTATGGAAGAGGGTGGGGGTGAGTTGTACCGCAAGGCCAGAAAGGCCAGAAGCAACTGGTCTGATGAGTTTGAGGATACAGACCTGACCAGCCGCCTGATCGATGACAAGCGTGGAACCAACGCGAGGAAGATGGCCTATGAGGACGCCTTCCAGAAAACCATGCTCAGTGGGTCAGTGGACGAACTGAACAAGCTACGCGCCACCCTGCTCAAGTCGGGCGATGAGGGCAAGCAGGCGTGGCAGGACATGAAGGGACGCCTGGGGCGTCACATCTATGAGTCCTCTGTGGGCACAGGCACCGACTCCGCAGGCAATCCAGTTATCAGCCCAGCCAAGCTGGAGCGGGTTGTGAGCAACCTCGACAAGAGTGGGAAGCTCACCTCTGTTTTTGGCAAGCGTGGTGCGGCAGAGGTTCGGGACATGGTGGATGTGGTCAAGTACATGCTGACCAACCCCAGTGGGTCTGTGAACTACTCAAACACCAGCAGTGCCCTACTGAACACCCTGCAAAAAGCCTTGCGGAGCCAAGAGGCACCGGGTGCTGCATCCCTGCCGATGGCAGTGGGTCGTGCAGTGGGTGACTGGAAAAGCAACAGAAAACTCAGGAAGAGCGTGGATGAAGCACTTTCTCCCCTGGATGATGAAACAGAAAGCATATTGACCAGGGCTGTGCAGGCCCAGAACAGGAGGTAGGTAATGCCACGCGATGCTAACGGAAACTACGCGCTCCCAGCGGGCAACCCGGTTGTCTCCGGTGAGGTCATCTCATCGAACTGGGCCAACACCACAATGGATGACCTGGGCCTGGCCCTGACGGACTCTCTTGACCGGAGTGGCCGTGGAGGCATGCTGGCCCCCTTCCGCTTTGCGGATGGCACCAACCTTGCACCCGGCGCAACCTGGGCCAACGAACCCACCACCGGATTGTACCGCTTCGCCAGTGGCGATCTGCGGATGTCTATCATGACTAACGATGTCATGCGCTGGAACACAAGTGGTGTCCAGATATGGGATAGCGGTAATAGTCAGTGGAATAACGTCCTGACTGACGGTGGTGGTGGTGGCTCACAAGTCCCTGTGAATATCGGTACTGCTGATGGGCAGACACTGAGGTGGGAAGATAGTACCTCTGAGTGGGAGGCCACCAGTGCCCTTGTGGTGGATGATGCTGGCAATGTCACCGCAACAGGCGATTTAACTGCGGCTTTTTTTATTGGTGACGGTTCACAGTTGACTAACGTGCCGGGGGTTACCCAGTGGGACGATGTTACTGGCGGTATCAACTATGCTGGCGGCAATGTGGGTATAGGGACTGCTACGCCTTCTCAGAAACTTGACGTTGATGGGGTGGGGGCGGTCACACAATTAAAGGTAGCTCCCGCCGCGTCTACAGGCCCAGCGGTGGCGCAGCTAGGGGAAGGTCGGACAGGTGACGGACTGGCTTATATTGATTGGTACGCATCAGCCGGGGTGCAGGATTTCAGGATTATCCGAAATGCTGGGGTAAACGCAACTGTAGACTTGCAACAGTTTGGCAGCGGAGCCATGACGTTTTGGACAGATAGTGCCGAGCGTATGAGCATCGACTCCAGCGGCAACGTCAAGATAAACACTGGCAACTTAGAGCTATCAAATGGCGGTGGCTGGTACCAATCAGACGCTAGTTGGGTTCGCTCTTTAAACGACGTAGCAGTTTACAACGCCAACACAACTGCTAATGCATTCACTACCCCCGGCGACTTCACTGCTGGGTATTCAGACATGCGCCTCAAGACGCACTTGGGGACTATCCCTGATGCGTTAGACAAGGTGTGTTCGCTGGAAGGTTTCTACTACGAGCGGAATGATAAGGCGGTAGAGCTAGGTTATACAGGCGGTGAGCGTAGGGTCGGTCTTAGCGCACAGGATGTTCAGGCTGTCCTGCCAGAAGTGGTGAAGGATGCACCCATCAACATAGACAACGGCACCGATTATTTAACGATAGATTACGAGCGAGTAGTACCTTTGCTGGTGGAGTCCATAAAAGATTTACGCGCAGAGATTGATGAATTAAAGAGGAACCAAAAATGACAACTGATACAGTAAGCCGAGAGACAAACACAGAGTACGTTGCCTACCTCAGCTTTGATAGGGTGGAGTGGCAGGAGTCTTACTCGTTCACTGAT